TTGACCAGTCTAGTAGGAATCTTGATTTTCGTTCAGACAACGCCAATGATATTAAAATTTCAAGGATCAACACTACAGTTCAAGATGTTTTGGTTTTTGATGTAAGTAGTGATGAGCTTTTTCTTGGTGCTCTCTCTGATGCAAATAACAACCAAGTAGACGTTCATGTTCTCTCGAATCTAGTTGTAGATGGTGACATTACTTTCACTGGAACTATCACAGATACCACAGTCAACGAACTCAACGTAACCAACGCCAAAATTTTCTTAAGGGATGGGGCTGCTACAGGTGCAGATGCAAGCATCGAAGTAGAGAGGGGTTCTACAGGAGCAGACGCTTGTATTCTCTGGAATGAGACAACCGATCGTTGGCAAGTTGGTATTGTTGGAACTAAATTCACAATTGCAGCAATAGATCGTGATGAGGATATATCTGGTAATTGGTGTTTCGCAGGAGCAGGAGCCACATCACCAAACTATTGTATGGTTGAAAAGCCAGCCGCTCCAACTGTAGATCTAGGTGCAGCCGGTGAAATTCCAATAGCGATGCTTCCAAATGGGATCATGGCTGTATATGACAAGTCGAATTCTCGAAACAAGTTCCTCTCTGTCCAAAGAGAATTCATGACTTTCTCTGGTAGAGATAATCCAAACAACAAAGATGAGTATGCAAGGATTGGAGACTTTACATCGAACCAAGCTGGTGGAAGACTGATTCGAAATGCAACACTTGTGGGAATTTCACTTCAAACAAATAGTGCAACTACTTGGACCGCAGAGGTTAGGAGAAACAATTCAGTAACCGTTTTGGATTCTCTAGCGTCTGGTGGAGCCGCAGGTGCTCAAAGTGGAGCGAAGAATACAGATTTTGATGCTGGTGACCAGATTCAGGTTTACATTAATTCAGGCGGAGTGAATATCGATCGTCCATTAATCAGACTTGAATTCGCATACAGATTTTAATTGAGGATTGAATGGGTCTTTATGTCGATACCGTAAGTGGCAATGTGGTGATTCCTGAACTTGGGATCACCATTGTCCATCCTGCTACTAACTTTGCACTCTCTGAACAATTTGATCCTGAAGATTTAAGACAAGCTTTATCACTTACATCAGCCATCACAGGTGGAACACTTCTCTGGAAAAAAACTTCAGGTGGAACAATACTCACAGCCGGAGATTATGATCCTGATATTGTCGATATTGATAATGAAAATCTTGGACCCGGATTTTCTGGAGATCGAACGGTAACTTTCAAAGATCTTGATGCTGCGGTTGCCGTTTCAGCCTCACCGGGATTCACTTGGGGAAATTCAGGTAACACACCTGCTAATACTTGGCTTCTTAATGACACCGTTCCATCAAATAAAACAGGTCGAACATTTCCATTATTCAATGGAACATTAACTAAGCTCTTTGTTTCAAATGAAAATGTGGGTACATTCGATGCCGAACTCTATGAACATGATGGTACAACTTTCACATTGCTTGCTACCATAAGTCTGACCGCACAAAGATCAAAGTCTCAAGCATATACGAGTGTGAGTGTGACTACAGATAAAGAGTTGGCTATAAAAATTGTGAATGGTTCTGCCAAGAATCCTGTAGTCGGTGCGATCTTGAAGGGGACGTTGACCTAATGCCTAATTCAAAGAAAATTTTAAAAAACAATACAGGCTCTCCAATCATATTGCCTGAGACTGGTGTTACCATTCCAGCCACCGGACAGATCACACTAGAGCCGGGACAATATTATCTCTATGCAAATGAAATTGATGTCACAGGTACGCTTGCAACTAAAATTAGAAGTGGAGATATAAGAGTCAATGATGGTGTTCAAGATATAATACCAGCAAATGGTTTTAGTGTTGAGAGGGCTATTGATTATTTAAAACATCCTGACCGTGCATTTAATGTGAGATTCGAAGCACAACCTGAAAGAGCAAACGGGTTTGTTGCAAAAAATGTTCAAGAAGCAATTGAAGAGTCAAAGGCTGCTATCGAAGGCAAGGTTTCAGTTCTTCCAACATTTCTTAATAATGGATTAACTAAAAATAAGTGGCTTTCTCTTGATGGTGCGATGAACGCATCAAATATACTTCCAGCCGTGACAGCATTTGATTCAAAACTTGCAGCCATGACTTTTATAAATGGCAATAATAATGCAGACACCGACTTGGAGTTTTATAAAAATGGAGCGTTGGTTTTCACTTGGTACGTTAGAAATAAGAGATATGCCTATAAGACCGATGCACTTTCAGGTGTCTCATTTAATCAGGGTGACAGAATTTCTTGTTTCGCCAAGCAAACGACAGATCACTCTTCTGAGGGTGGCGATGGCACAGGTGTTGATCCAACCTCTGTAATTCTTTTTATAAACGTGCAAACAGTTAATAGTATTGTAGGTGAGGGTGGGGGAACAACTCTATGATTTATATTAAAAATGCAGATACAATCATAAGAACTTGGGTCGGTCAGCAAATAGGTATTGGGGCTTATTATCTTGTGTTACCAACCGAGGAAATAGCTTGGGCTAATGATCCGGCACTATTAACTGATGTTACAAATGGTAAGGCGGTTGTAGCAAAGGATGATTCTGGATCAAATAATATAACAGATGTAAATGTAGCGATTAATTATCTCAAAGGGAATTTACCGCAAGTAGTTCAAACATTTCCAGATGGTAGTATCGAGAGAAGATTAGCTACATCGGTGGGAGCTTACAGTTCATCAACATTAGATTATCCAGTGACAAACGGCAAAACTCTGTATTTGAAGAAGATGAGCGGAAATGGTGCTTTATCTCCCGATATTAAAGTTGAAATTATTTGGGATGCCACAGGCACACCGATTGTTAAGTTTGTGACTCATGAATCAATTTCAGAAGACACATTGGAGCAGTTAGTTGGAGATGGTGTAAAGGTGTTGAGAATTAAATTAACAAATGATTCAGGTCAATCGGAATCTGTAAGTGGGGCTTGGATCGGCAAGGAAGAATAATGCCAAGTAATAAACAATCTAAATTATGGTCGTCAAATGTCGGAGCTAACAGCAACGACACAGTAGGGATAGCACAGGCAATACCTTCGGGAGATGTTTGGGTTATCACTAGGTTTGGAGCCGCCGATATAAATATGGGTGATAACAAGTCAAGCATTTATACTTTGCAATATGGTGGAGAAGTTCTAGATGGAGCATTGATTGTTGTTACCGGAAGCACTATAACATTGAATGAAAATTGGGAAATGGTTGGTGATGGGGTAAAAAAGATTGAGATAACTAGAAAGAACACTTCTGCTTCTGTGAAGCAAATGCCAACTTGGATTGTTGCTTACAAAAGGTCTTGATGATTGCTGAGAGTATCGCCACTAAAATAGAAGAGTATCTTGAGCATGAAGATATTGAGGATCTACTTCTAAGAACCGATCTGGCCTACTTCGCCGAAAAAGTTTTGAATATGGAGATCGTTGGCCATCATGAGCGGTGGTCAGAACTCTGTGCAAAGCATATCAGGGTTGGAATTAACGCAAGTCGAGATCATGGTAAGTCATTTTTCTTTTGTTTCGCCTACGCAATATGGAGAGCTTATTATAATTGGATTCCAAAGTTTGATCCAAAGTCTTTCAAGTCAATTCCTAGAGTTTCACTTGGATATGTATTCTCAAACACTCAAGATCAGGCGATTGCTCACCTTGAATTAATTAAAGCAGAGATTGAGAGTAATCCAAAGCTGCACCATTTAATTCCACCCATAAGAACAAACTGGTCTAAAAAAGAAATCAAACTATCTAATGGGGCTATTATTCGTGCAAGGGGTTGGGGAACAGGTATTCGTGGTGCTCACCCTTGTTGGATCGTATGTGATGACCCACTTTCAGAGGAAAATCTTTATTCAGAGATAATTAGAAAAAAACAAAAAGATTATTTATTTTCTGCCATCACTCCTATGATTATTCCCAAAGGTCAGATCGTAGTGGTTGGAACTCCATTCCATAACGATGACTTGTATGCTGATCTTGCTATCAATGAAAAATATCACTTCGAAAGATTTCCAGCTCTCAATGATAAAGGTCAGGCACTTTGGCCTACAAGGTATTCAAAAGAATTGCTTGAAGAAAGAAAGATTGAAGTTGGTTCAACTAGATTCACAAGGGAGTATTTGTGCGTTCCAATTTCAGATGAATCTTCACTCTTTCCTGCCCATATCATAGATCCATGTTGTGATTCACAGTTTGAAATGCCAAATCATCTCAGTCCAGAAGATCGTGCAGGGATTCAAGTATTCACAGGGGTAGACCTTGCAATGTCGGCTCATGTTGGTGCTGACTACACGGTGATCACAACCATTGGAGTGGATCAATATAAGAATCGTTGGATCTTAGACATTAGGCGTAAAAAAGGAATGGGCATGACTGAGCAGCTTCGAGAGATCGAAGATGTGTACCGTAATTACAATCCAATGAAAATCTACATAGAAGACAACAATTTCCAACGGGTATTCAAAGATGAGCTAGTAAAAAGAACTGATATGCCAGTGGAAGGATTCACGACCACACGCTACAACAAAAATTCAGTTGAGCGTGGAGTACCATCACTTCAGATACTATTTGAGAATAAAAAATTTGTAATTGCACGAAAAACTGAAAGAGATCGTACAATTACAGATAATCTGATACATGAATTGAAATGCTTCACTTGGGTTGACGGCAAGTTGGCAGGTTTGGGTACTCAC